TGTGGGCCAAATCAACACTACCATCTGTATAGTGTTCTGAGTCGATAGCATCGTCTGCTATCTTAGCACCAGTTACAGCGTCTGCCTGTATGTCTGCTGTTTCGATTGTATCAGCAGGAAATAACGGTACTTGACTAAATGTAACCACACCACCAGAAGATATAGCCATAGCGTCAGTGTCGGAGGTGTGTCCAATGTTTGTACCGTCAATTATGATACTGTCTACAGTGAGTGTAGTCAGTGTGCCAAGTGAGGTAATGTTGCTTTGTGCTGCTCCTGTAACAGTAGCTGCAGTGCCAGTTGCGTTACCTTCAAGATTAGCAACAATAGTTCCAACAGAACCAGATACAACTTCACTGGATAGTGAGGCGTCCGGTACAAATGTAAGTTTACCCGCTGAATCGTCCCAACCAAGAAAAGCATTCTTTGCTGCACTACCGTTATGATATTGCATTACAAGACCGACATCTTTATTTGTGTCTGATCCTAGCGCACCGCCATCAGCAGCTGTTTGAAGATGAATGATTGGGTCTACTACGCCCATAGTTGCAGTGTTCACCGTAGTAGTTGTACCGTTAACCGTGAGATTGCCTGTTAGTACAGTATTACCACCTACATTAAGATCGCTGGCTAGTGACACAACTCCTGCAGAAGTTATTTCAAGATCACTTGTATCCGCTAATGATGTACTAGAATGTATCTTAAACTTCTCACTATCAGAATCGTCAATACCCACAGTGAACAGAGTTGTGCCACCCTGTTGAAATTGCGTAGTTACGTCACCACTTCCAGCACCCACGTTAAGTTTGTAACCAGCTGAAGTAACCACACCACTTGTTGTGTCATCACCGCTGTTAATGAGAAACGCATCGTCAACATTAAGTGTGTTTGTAGAAAGAGAGATATTTGTACCCGCTGTAAGTGCAGTTTTAGACAAATCTATTGCAGCCGAATTGTTTATGTCTGCATTTACAATTACGCCAGAACCTATGGCAGTAACACCGGAGGAATTAACTGTTACGTCACCAGACAGTGCGACAGGATTAAAATTAGTGCCATCTGCAACGAGAACATGTCCAGACGTATTTGTACCCATTGTAAGGTCGTCACCGGATATTGTCAGATCACCTGCTACAGTAACGTTACCTGCAAACGCTGCAGTAGAGTTAGCTACAGTAGCATTAGGCGTAAGCGTCAGATGCGTTACATACGTACCTGCACTATTGATGTCATTGCCAAGTGTAAACACACCTCCATCTGCAACGTTTAGTTTCCATTCGTCACCGGCATCATCACCTTCGTCAGCTGCTAGCGTAATTGCTAATGCGGCTCCTTCCGCTGCAGATATGCGAAGAGAATCGGTTGTGGCTTCATCGTATTGAATTAAAACATTAGAATCAGTACCAAAGATAATGGCTTCATTGTCAACCATCATTAGATCATCGCCAAACTTGAAGAAATCTTCATCTTCCATCCAAGTAAGAACACCATCATTTGTCTCACCATCGAAAGTTATAGCAATATCCGTTCCTGCCGTACCCAATCCAAATGTTAGAGAATGCCCACGTAATGCTGTTACGTTACCTCCGTTACCAGCTGTTCCATCATGGGTGTGTCCAGATGTGCCGAAAGCAGTAAGAAGAGTATCAAACTCATCATTTGTGTCTGCTGCTGCAATTGTATCACCTGTTGTATAGGTGCTTGCTCTTGATGAATATCCTGCCATGTTACATTCTCGCTCCCGGTGTGAATTCTAATTCAAAACCTTTTAAGGTTATTGGTGGATTACTACTTGAATCTTCTAAACGTACAACTACAGTAAATCCACTTCCCTCTACTGATTGTCGTACAATAGGCATACCCTCTGCATCGTAAACTGCTGAACCGTAAAGTGTACCACTGTTTCCGTACACTGCTGCGGTATCTGCTGTTGTTAAGTTATATGAGCTAGGTTGTGGTGTTCCTGTATCTTCAAAATCGTACTTAACGAATAGGTTTACATCAACTGAACCTTCAGGATCGTAGTTAACGTTAATGCGTTGCATACTTTTACGTATACCTGCGTCACCCATTGTCAGATCAGGTGAACGGTAAATTGCTTTCATGGCTGTACCAGAGAATGTGTTGCCTGATTCTTGAAGATACACATATCCATCAAAGCCACCGTGTATAACTTTTTCTGCTCCAGATACAAATCCAGAATCGCAACAAGCCGGTTTTACTCCACGTATATCACTATACTCCCAACCTACCTGACCTGACGGATTAGATTTAAGTACGCCAATAATGCCCTTAGAGGACGATTCTGTTCCTCCCGTAGTAGGATAGAATAATCTGTATTGACTCTTGTTTCTGATAACTACAGAAGAGATATTGTTGAAACCGATACTGTTTACACGATCCTGTATCTGTTTTGAAACTGTTCCCAGTTCTACGTCACCGATACGTGCAGTACCAGCGATGGTGCGTAGACCGTCAGGTGCAAGAAAGATAACGTCACCTCCTATTTCCTGTATACTGAAGGCATCTGAACAACCAACGTTACGAGAGATAGGAGCTATGGCAAAGTCAGTCCTACTCGCTCCAGCCAATTTGTAAATACGATCTTCACAGAATATAATTAGTTCACCACGGAAAGACTTCAAAGCTATAATTGTACTATCAACGTTAAGTGAACCGGCACCGTTACCTGATGTAAAATCGTTTTCATCACCTATGGCGGAAAAAATGATTGTGTTAGGTTCTGTACTCATTCCCGCATAAAACATGTGGTTTTTAAAAGCTACCACCATGCTAGGATCGGACGGTGCGGTGCCAAGACCCGCAAATGTAACAGACCCGCTACTTATCGTTCCTGTGGTTGCAACAGACATAGTAACCGTAGTGCCAGATATAGAAGATACTTTTGCACCTGAACCTATATTTGTACCACCAATGTACATACCTTCCATGATACCGGCTGCGCTGGCTACAGATAAAGATGTCGAACTACTAGATGCAGAACCTGTGGTAGAGATAGTTGTGGCACCTTTAATGTCCATAACAGTAGTTCCGTTATACACACTTGGACTGTTAGCTCCGTCTGCAAATATCAGACGTTCTTCGTTAGTGCTAAAGTTGTATTTTTCAAACCGATAACGTCCTGCGCTTGTACGTCCTGAATCAATAGACGACCATGTGCTTCCAGTACCAAAATACACATTCGTACTCTGCGCGGCAACTACACCATTGTTAAATACAGCTACACCAAGAATAACATTAGACGATGCTCCGACCTGTGACGAAGAATACTTAGTTGTACCGCTTAATCTACGATATCCTCCTTTAACTGAAGGTTCAAAGTTTTGCAGTATCGAAGCAGCACCGACAGGCATGGTATACACATCCCTATCTAGTACTAAACCACCTGCTGTCGTAACAACATATGGTGATATGTACTCTGGCGCAGTAATGTCGGCCATTAAGTGTTGACTCCAACAAAGTTACGAGTGTTGCCTGTAATACCTGCGGGATAGAAGTAACTTTGATGATTAATCAATTCTACTCGCATACGTTTGATGCCCTCTATGTAATCTTTTTCTGCCAGTTGCGCGCCAGCCATGTTCGCTCTCATCATGTACGAGTAGTACTTTGCGCGATTAACGATGATGTCATGGAATCTAGCAGGAAGTGTAGGCAGATCGCTATAAGAAGACAGATCGGTATGGGTCTTGTAATAATCAAAAGAAATAGTGTACGTACTTTTATCAGGTAAAGGACTTAAACCAAAGTTAGCGTTATCTTGTGTACGGTAGACATAGCGAGGCACAGAGAATTGACTAGATGTAGTAGTATTCAGATCAATCTCACTGTGAGAGTCTAGCCACTCGTTATACGATAAAAAGACTAAACGTTGGGGTGGTGTATTTTCTGTAACTTCTATATTTTCTACATCATAGTTAGCAGAGGCGGAATTAGCTAAACCAATATACGTGGTTGCAGCTGTAGCTGTAAACTTAGTAGTATTATACTCCCCATCGCCTACGTTGTCAATACTTAATG